GCTCATCCTGCGCATTCGCAATGCGCTCGATTTCCTCAAGGTCTTTTTCGAACTGTGTCTTGATCAGTGCGCCGCCGGCACCGATCGCGGCCATACGCTTAATAAACCCCCGTCGGTCCATCCCGTGCTCCTCTTCAGCTTCCTTGCGGCGTTTCTCGATATCCGCCTTCGCCTTCTTGATCATTTCTTCCGCTTTATTCACTGGGTCCTCCATTCTCCATTGCGTCAATTGCATCCCTCAGCTTGACATGCATCATGAGGAGTTTATTGGCAATTCTCACTGCGTCATCCTCACCAAATCCACTCATCATGAGGCCGATAAATATTTTATTCAGCGCTCTTATTGTCCCATCTTCCTGGCGCTGAAAATCCTCTGCTGATGCTACTTGATTTAAAATATCTTTTGCCGCTTCAACCGGATCTAGCGGTCCAGGCCCCATGGGTCCACTATTGGCCTTGAAGTTCCGTCGTTTCCTTTTGAGTGTTCCCCGCCCCGCTTGATTTGTTTTTCGGGATCCGGCTTTGGTTTTCCCCGTGGGTTTCTTGCTCTTCTCTTCGTTGTTTTCTTTCTCATAACTCAAAAGACCCTCCTTGTAATGATGCTTCGCTCTTAAGCTCTTCCTCAACCTGCTGTGCGTTACTTACCTGGGGATTTTGGCGTATCGCCTCGCTGGTTGAGATAATCCCGGCCACTTTGGCATCTGCCAGAGTTGATACAACCTCTGGTATATTATTCGGCAGGATACTCTGGAACTCAATGTCAACGTCCAGCTGATCATACAGCTTTTTCTTCGATGTGTCGATTGTCCCCAATATGGCCTTCATTAGATTGACCCGGCGCTGCAATCCTTTCCCGTAAATTTCCTCTTTGTTCATCGCTTTGATAATCGGATCCAGGAACAAAAGTGTCAGTGCGATGCCAGAAACATTACCAAGCCCCTTGACCTTTCCAAAACTGATCTCAGGTGTGTGTGTGAGTTCATAAATAAGTTCACGGATAATATTGTACTCAAGCTTGAGGCTCTCGGGGGTATGCATCCAGGTCAGGTATTCCGCATCTGCTTTGCGCTCTTTACCATCGTCGTCAAAGTCTGCATCAAACTGTAATGACTTCGCATCCTGTGATTTGTTAGGTGCCTCTTTAAGTTTCCCCCAGACCTTCAAGATTGGCCCGGCAAAGTAATCATTGGTATCCGCATGCCTTGATATCATCATCTCAAGTCGATCGATGAGCGTTTGTACATCACCCCATTCTCTTGCATCCTGCTGGTACAGGACAGCTGGTATTTTACCGAATGGATTCGGCTTTGTCTCAACCTCCCAGTCTGAAGAAGTCTTTACTGCTTCAGTGATCTCTGCAGCTGTATAAATGGCCACGCAATCAAGATTCTTTTTCCCGGTCGCATCGGCCTTTTTGAACTCTACTACAAATGCATCCATATCGCCGGTACCTGACCAATTCGGATAAAAAGCATAGCCTTCCTTTTCGGATATCAACTTTACCCGCGGCTTGAAGCCGGTCTCTGCCTCTTCAACATACCAAAGCTCCGCCACTTCGGTCTCCACGGACCCATGTCGCATCAACTCCCGGTTGAAATAATCAAGCTTTGTGTCGCGCCACATTTGTTTCAGGCTATTGAACGGCTCTTCAATCGCTTCCTCTTCATTCCGCATGCTCAACTTCACTGGTTTCCCGAACATAAATGCGATGGCAGTGTTGGTAATTTTTTTCTGGAAGGTCACAATCTCTTTGGCTTTCTTTACCAATCGCTTGTCATTGCCAACACCGACATATTCATCTTTGCGAGTGATATCAGTGAGGATTGAATGCTTGCCGTTGAATTCCTTCCACCAGTCTTCCGTGCTTTTCTCGGTCTTATTTTTCCTCAATTCACCGAGTTGAGTACGAAAATTAGGAAGCTCAAATATCTGCTCAATATTCATGGTAGATATACTCCCAACTTTTTTAAGTTCTGTGCTTTTGCTGACTTGCGCTTCTTGACCGGCGCGTAGGCCATGACAGTCGCATCCCCATAATCGGTAGAACGGCCGATGCGTCGCTTGATATTATCCTTTGATTCCACCTCAATCATCTTATCGCTGGTAATTTTATACCTCGGAGCAGTCAAGTCTTCCAGCAATTTCGGACTCTCGACATTAATACTGGCCTTGCTTTCCTTGAGCAGCTCACGCATGTTCCACCACATTTGAGAGCGAAGATTTTTAAACTTGTATTTGCTCCCTGGTTGATGTACCGGTTTTGCGCCGGCTATGAAGTCCACAACATTGTATCCATCCTTTTTGAGCATGTCGACAACGCCGGCACCAAGTCCAACTCCATCTACTCGGATATTATCCGCATTCACATAATTATCAATCAGGCTTTTCACAACCCATGCTTTTACGCGATCGATTGAAAGACCAGACCTTCCTTCAACCCCCGTAAGCGATCCACCTATCCGTAGAGCGATCACACTTTCATCATCTCCATATCGTGCCACATCAACACCCATATATCTATTACCTTTCGTCTCCTTTATCCTGTTAAGAGAACTATCCAGCATTGAATAGGTGATAACCTGATCTGGCGCATCCTCATATTCCCAGTTCCCATATAGAAGCCTCTGCTTCTGCGTTTCATTTTCCAATTGCTCAAGGCTTTCAATAGATCCCGACTCTCTGAATAGATTATCCCCAACAAGAGATTGAATAAAACGACGGCCTTGCGGTAAATTGCCAAGCTTCCAGGGTTTGTAAAAATAGAAATAAAGCCAGTTCTTTGACGGGTTAAACGTCGAGAACAACTTTCTTGGAATGTTAAATTGATCATTGAGATGCCTACCTACTCTTGATTTAAGTGTGTCATAAGCATCAAATACTATCTCTCCAGCCTCTTCTACCCATCCGCCAGTATATTCGAGTGATCCATACCTCTCAAAATATGGGTCTGATGGTAATAGTTTAAGATCGAGTAAATCAATCCTGCTCCCATTCCGATGCTGCAGGTAATGATCTTGCCCGTTATAGCTAAATGCTCCCGATACTTCATAATATTTGATCGCCTTAAAAAATGTTAGCAGCGTCGATTCGCGAAGCCGCTTCAACTCCTCACGGCCAATGAACCACTTTGATCCCGGATATTCAAAACAATTTGAAATAAGCCAAAAACAACCGAGCCATGATTTACCACCGTTCGCGCCACCTCCGAATCCGACTTCAAAGGTATCCTTGTCCCTGAGAAGCCAATATGCATCATCCTGTTTTGGTGATAATTTAACTGTTTTTCTCATTCGATTCTATTCGCTTCACATCAAAGCCGGTGACTTCAACCTTATGTTCATGTTCAATTTTATCGCGCCACCGATCGGGCCGGCGATTCTTTAACCAGAATATTTGAGCGGTAACATCCGGCGCCATCTTGCGAGTATAAACCGTCCGCCTTACGTTGCCGGTAGTTAAATACTCAGTCTTCACCTCTTCGTATTCATAGCCAAGTGCGCGTTTGAATAATGCATTTTCAACCTCATCATCCGGCCCTATTTTACCATTTTTTAGGGCTTCATAAAATTCGGGGTATTCTTTCTTGTATTTATTGAAAGTGGTCACACCGATTCCAAGATTCTTGGCAATCTGGGCTTCTATTAAACCCTTTTTCGCGTACTCTTTCGCACGTTCGGGAAAATTAGGTTTGTATTTTGTCTTTGCCATCGCTCTACACCAATAAAAAAGGGCATTGCCGAGATCACCCGGTCAACGCCCTTATTCTGGGGTTTGGAGGGAAATTTGAAACTATTAACAGAGCGGGAATCTCCGCAAGGTCAATAGCCAATATCCGGTGATCTCCGAATATAATACTATTACTGCTGCTTAATATTATTTTAAGCGCTTTTTATATTGCTGTCAAGTACTTTCTGTTTTTTCTGTTTGGAACAAAAGAGAGCAGCCACCGGTCCGCGTGTATCTACCGCCTGTTTAATGGCACAATCATATCCGCGTGATTCAAATCGCTCTTTTTCGCAAACAAGCCATTTTGCGTCGGTGATCCATCCATACATCGTTTGGGATATCACTTCTGGCTGTAGCCAATTAGTGATTTGTTCCATCTAATTTCCGCCCAGATTATCCATTTGATGCTCGACCAATTCCCACCTACATACTATCCAATCACGGCTGTCAATTCGCCTTATTACCTTAAAAACACAGTCAACATTTTGGCCGCTATTTACAACCACGGATGGATTTTTTATATTATGCCCGCAACAGCACCCAAGTGTTTCAATGCCATGTGCCCAGAGATATACAATAACTCCTACGATGCATTTGTCTATACAAACAGTCCGATTTTCGCGGCCAACATCACACCATTTGGGCAGTGTCAATATTGCCGCCACTATAGAACCAATTTTATCCCAGTTATATGATTTACAATTACACATTATGCCGCGTCTCTCCTAAATTTATCTTTGTAATACGCACTCCATTTGCCGAACCACCAATC